CGGCAACCCTGAAGTGAACCCGTGGAAACCGGAGACGTTTAATCTTACTTTGCAGGGCAAGATCCTCATGGAGGATCCGGCGAAAGCAACACGGATGAAAGCAGAGGCGGGAGTTAAATAATAACAATAAAGAAAGGTGATGGAAATGGCTAAAACAGTTATTGAAGATGTAATTGTTCCCGAAGTATTTAACCCGTACGTTATTCAACGTACTGCTGAACTGAGTGCATTTTACCAAAGTGGTATCATTGCAAGAACTCCGGAACTGGACAGACTAGCAAGCTCCGGCGGTAAACTCATCAATATGCCGTTCTGGGAAGACCTGACCGGTGACGATGAGGTGCTTTCCGATAGCACAGCATTGACCGTCGGGAAAATCAAAGCGGGCCAGGACGTAGCAGCTCTCTTGGCTAGAGGCCGTGCTTGGAGCGTAAACGACTTGGCAAAAGCTTTGTCCGGTGATGACCCCATGGCTGCAATAGGCGACCTGGTGGCAGCGTACTGGGCAAGGAGATTCCAGGCTATTTTGATTAAGACCCTAGATGGCATCTTTGGTCATGAAGATACCGAGATGGACACCAACCAGCATGATATAACCAGTAACCCGGCAAAAAAAGACGATGACGTTATATCCGCAAAAACTGCGGTTGATGCAATCTACAAACTGGGCGACAATGCCGACAAGCTGACCGGGTTTGCAATGCACAGCGCAACGGTGGCAAAGCTTACGAAGGATGACCTGATTGAAACCATTCCTCCGTCTGAAGGGAAGCCGGCAATCAGAACTTTCCTTGGCAAGCCTGTTGTGGTTGATGACAGCCTACCGGTATCCAACGGCGTATACACAACCTATATATTCGGTGCCGGTGCCTTTGGATGGGGCGAGGGTGGAGCTCCTGTGCCGGTAGAAACCGCAAGGGATGCTCTGGCCGGTGACGACATACTCATTCACAGGAGACATTTTATCCTCCATCCGAGGGGAGTGGCCTTCCAGAATAAGCAAGTATCCGGAGCAACCCCGAGCAATACAGAACTGGCAAAATACCAGAACTGGAAGCGTGTATATGAGAGCAAGAACGTGCGTATTGTACAGTTTAAACACAAACTCACAACTGCTGTTACTAATGGGACTTAAGGGGTGATGAGATGAGATTTTTAGATTATCTAAAGCGTTTCACTTACACCCCGAACGAGTTTTACGACTATCTGAAACTCTTGGAAGATGCGGCTAGTGGCGACGTTGATCTTGTTATCCTGCCGGCTATGACGGGGACAGGTGGGAATGAACAGGCACTTGAACCAACTGTAACGGAGGCAAAAGATGGTTATGCCTTTGACGTTACCTTGCAGATAATGAACAAGGCCAAAACAAAGGTGATGGAGTGGTATAATGGGACATTGGAAGCGAAGGTTGATATCACTACCTCTGCCGGGACCATTGCCATTGATAATGGAGAACAAGGGGCTGCCGGGGCTGACGTGACAAAAAACATGGCCTTTGTAAACGGTGTCTGTAAGTTCACCGTAACAATGGGTGGCACCTGGGCCAAAGACGATACAATTAAGGTGACGGTTGATGACAGCAACGTCGGCATCATGGGCTACAAGGTGGAGAAAAACGATCATTACCTGGTTAAGGTGAAAGCCAACCCTACAGGATAAAGCCGGTAAGATAAAGAGAGAGGGTCTTTGCGCCCTCTCTCCCATATTTTGAGGTGATATTATGGCAGTTGATGTGACTGGTTTTGAACGAATGAGAAGGCAGCAGGCGGAAAAAGCCAAGAAGGAGGCGGAGGAAAAATGTCAATCACAGTTGGAGAAAACAGCTACATCGACATCGACGGAGCAGACGAATATTTCGCAGGACGCCTCCACGCCGAAAGCTGGAGCGGTGCAGACAGAGAAACAAAAGAAAAAGCCCTCAAGCAAGCAACAAGGCAAATAGACCGGCAACCGTTGAGAGGGCGAAAGACGAATCCGGAGCAGGAGCTGGCCTTTCCCAGACACCCTGATACCGAAATTCCG